CGCGACGCTGACCGCCGCCGAGCTGATTGCGGCAGCAGATGCGGTTCGCACGTATGTACGTGCGTGCTTTGTCGCTGAGCGAGCGCACGTCGCGGCCATTGACGCAATTACTGACGTGCAAGCCGTGATCGACTACAACATCAACACGGGGTGGCCGCAATGAACGAATCAGAGAAGTATGTCATCGACGCCGCATCAGTTGGCACGGCGGTTGCGACTGTGACAGGATGGCTGCCCTCGGTTGCGGCACTTTTCACTATTACCTGGACCGGGCTCCGCATTTACGAAACCAGCACAATACAGTGTTTGTTAAGGCGTTGGCTCAAACGACAATGATCCGCGCGGCTCTCATCGTTGCGATCGCGGTACTGGTGGCCTCACCAGCGGCAGCCCAGCAAACAACTTGTTTACCTATAGACAAGCTTACACTAATCCTGCGCGATAAGTATCGTGAGACACCAGTGCTGACCGCGCGGATCGACAGCGGAAACATGCTAGTGATATCCGCGAGCCACGAGGGCTCGTGGACAGCCGCGATCGTGACGCCGAGTGGCGTTGGTTGTGTTGTATCGACCGGCGCGGCGCTTAAATTTACGCCCCCGTAGGCAGGAAATTACTCATATGATCCCTATCGTGACCGCCCTGCTCCCGATGCTCGGCACAATTCTCGACCGGGTCATCCCCGACAAGGCCGCGTCTGAAAAGGCCAGACTGGAGATGCAGGCCGCGCTTCTGGACGCCGCCGTCAAGGGCGACCTAGGGCAAATGGCGGTAAACAAGGCCGAGGCCGCGCACCAAAGTGTGTTCGTGGCCGGGTGGCGGCCTGCCGTAGGGTGGGTATGCGCTTCTGCTTTGGCATATTCCTACATCGTTGTGCCCTTAGCGGGCACGGTGCGGACGCTGATGGGCGAGCCCGCGCTTAATCTGCCAGTCCTCGACGCAAACCTGTGGGAGCTCATGGCGGGGATGCTCGGGATGGGTGCCCTGCGGTCGTGGGACAAGGCGCAGGCGCTCAAGAAGTGAGCCTCACCGATCGCTGTCGACGGCGCCTCGCCGGCGTCCACCCGGACATTACGCGCGTCGTCGAGCGCGCCGCGCGCGACGGTGCGATGCGCTTCATTGTGACAGAAGGCCTGCGGACGATGGACCGGCAGGCCGAGCTTGTCCGCAATGGCAAGAGCCAGACCATGCGTTCCCGCCACCTGACCGGCCACGCCGTCGACCTCGCGGTCCTCGACGACGCCGGCGCGGCGCGCTGGGACAAGCAGGCCTACGTCGACTTGGCCGCCGTCGTGAAGGCGGCGGCCAAGGCCGAGGGCGTCAATCTCGAATGGGGAGGGGACTGGAAGAAGTTCTTTGACGGTCCCCACTTTCAGCTGCCGTGGGCGACGCATCCGGGATCGCCATCCGTTGAAGAAAGTCCGCAGCCCTCGTCGCCTGCTCCACGCCCCGCTCTTCCATGAGGTGGGCGTAGCGCAGCGTCGTCTGGGTCGAGCGGTGGCCGAGGAGTTCCCCGATCTGGGCCAGCGTCATGTCGGCCTGAAGGCCAGCGGACGCGAAGGAGTGGCGCAGGTCGTATAGCCGCAGGTCGAGGATCCCGGCCTCCGCGCACACGATCTCCCAAAGGTGCCGAGGCGATTGGATTCCGGTGATCGTGCCCGAGGTGCGCGGCAGCCGGGCGATCGCCTCCATGGCCTGCGGTGGAAGGAAGATCACGCGCACGGCGCCTGTCTGATCGGTCTTGTGCTCGGTGAGTTCGATGCGGTTGTCGCGCAGGTCCGACCAGCGCGCGGCCGCGATCTCGCCCGGCCGGGCCCCGGTGAACATCAGAAGCGTCAGGAAGGCCGCCTGCTGGGGGTACTGGTCGGCGTGGCGCTGGACAGCGGCGAAGATGCTTCCTGCCTCCCCGGGGCGCATGTAGCGCCGGCGCTTGGCCTCTCTGTAGCGTGGAATCCCGTGGCAGGGGTTCGAGTGCTGGGGGCGCATCTCCCACCGCTCGGCGAGGGCGAACATCTTGGACGCCAGCGCCAGCACCCGGTTGGCCTGGGCGGGCGTCGTCTTCAGCCCGGCGTGCAGGGCCTCGATGTCGGAGCGCGTGACGTCCTGTGCGCGCAGACGGCCGAGCGCCGGCAGGACGTAGCCGTCGAACATCCGCTTGTCCTCGTCGCCCGACTTCTTCGTGGCTGCGTGGCGCTCGAGGTAGGTGGCCGCGAGCTCGGCCACGCTCTTGGCCATGCGCTGCTGCTTCCACGCGGCCACGGGATCGCCGCCGCCGGCGACGACGTGCATCCATTCGCCGCCGATCTCGCGGGCGCGCTCAAGGCTGATCATCGGCCACACGCCGACCTTCGGCCGGCGCTCAAGGCCGCCGCGGGTGCGGAAGTACAGGTAGAACGTCCGAGCCTTGGACGACACGCGGACGTGCAGGCCGCGGACGCGGTCGTCGTACAGCGTTGAGCCCGGCGCGGCGCTCTTGATCATGGTGGTGGTCAGCATCAGATCGTCCTCCAGGTCGCAGGCAGGTCGCGACCCAGCCCCTGATATAAAATCACCAGGGAATAAAATCAAGACATTTCGTGATGCCACGGGACATATAATTATGCTGCGGCGACTGACTATCGTGGTTTCTGCGGGTGGCTGCCCTCGACCACGAACTGCACCACCCGTTCAATTTCGGCCTGACTCAGCGCGGGGCGCGGAAAGTTCTGCGGCTGGATTCGCCGCCCGGCCCACCGGCCCGTCGCCGCCCCGTGGAACTGCATAGTTCCGCGCACCCGGCCATCCGCGCAGGCGCCGTCGCGCATCGCCACCAGCTTGGCCACCGACGACTTCGCCGCCAGCTGGCGCAGCCGCAAGGCGTCGCGCACGTCCGCGGGCAAGCCCGGCTGGTCAAGCAGCGCGAGAAGATCCGCCTTCGCCAAGCCGCCCGCCGAAATGCCGCGCGTCCCAAGCCACGCCTCAAGCTCGGCCACCTGGTTGCACGACCCGACGCGGCCGCCCGTCACCTTGGCCATCTCGCGGTCAAGCCGGGCCCTCTCGCGATCGACAAGCTTCAGCATCCGCGCGATCGCCGTCAGGTCGACCGCCACGCCGCGGTCGTTGATGCGCTGGTCAAGCGACCAAAGCTCCTGCTCCGGGCCGGTCAGGGCCAGCAGGCGCTTCTCCAGTTGTCGCTCGACCTCGACGTCCTGCGCGCAGTAGGCGTGCAGCCGCGCGCGCCGCGCCTCGTCGTCCCACCAGATTAGGCGGCCATCGTCGCCCTCGATGCGGGGCCTCGACATCTGGAGCATAAGCCGCCGGCCCTCGGCGTCCTTGCCAATCTCGAGCCCGACCGCCTGCACTGCGCCGTCGAGGCCGCCCGGCAACGCCATCGCGTAGGCCATGGCCATCGTGCAGCGGACGTGCTCGGGCTCCAGCACCGGCCAGCCGTGGCGGCGGGCCATAATCCGGTTCCAGATGGCAAGCTCAAAGCTCGCGTTGTGCGCGACCACGATCCCGCCCTTGCGGACGTGGTCAGCCACCACCACCGGGCAGGGCTCGCCCTCGGGCCAGACCGTGACCGGGTCGTCGCCCAGCGCCCAGCCCATGCACCACGCTTCGGTGCTATGGTGCTCGGCGTAAACGTGGACGCCCGCGGTTCGCAGGTCCACGGCGCTGCGCGTCTCGAAATCGATGTGGAGGTGGGTCACCGCAGCACGCTCAACGCATAGGGCGGCCATTGCTCGGCCATCGCCGCCGCGATGCCCGCAAAAAAGCGCGAACGCTCGCGCCAGCGCGTCGGGCTCGGGGGCATCCGATGAACTCGAGGCTCTCGACCGGCGACGATATTGGTCGGACGCAACGGCGGAAGGTTCTTCAGCCACAGGCAGGTCCGCTTGGTCTCGGGGTGGCCAAACTGCCAAGGCTGAACCGATTGCGCCGGCGGCGCGTAGCCGCGAATGCGCGCCTTCGCGTGCTTGTGCATCACCGGGTTCTCCACGGCGATGCACGGCGCCGAAGCGTTCCAAAGCGTGGAGAACAGGTCGGCCCCGGCCTCGAGCTCCTGCCACATCTCCTCTCGCGTGCGGCCGGGAGGCGGCTCGTCGAGCCACCGGACGCCGCTATTGCACAGCCGCGTGCAGGGCGGGTGCGCGACGATGACCATGTCCCACCGCTCATCGAGGATGTCGCGCACGTCGCCGCGGATGTGGCGGTTGCTGCCTCGCTCGTCTGGCAGCATATCGCACGACCAGGCGTCGTGGCCCCGCTCCAGAAAAGCATCGCGCACCATCCCGCTGAACTCGCACGCGACCAGAACGCGCAACTCGCGGGTCAAATGTCGCCCCGACGCAGCTCCTCGCGCGCCTGCTTGCGCCCGTCGTCGAACCCGTCGACGTAGCGATCGGCCTCGTAGCCGCACCACTCGACGAAGTCCTGCCACACCGAATCCGGTACCGACCGCGGCCGCGCCACGGCGTAGCCGTCAAACTCCAGCTGTGTCGCGCCCACGACCCTCAACCTCTTGCCCATCCCGCCCTCCGTGCGGGGCGACGGTCGAAATGCCGTCGCCCCGCCCAGTACTGTTAACAACAATTGGCTAGAACGGGGGGTCAGCGTCCACATGTTTGTGACTGTTGACCGCAGGCTTGTCGGTCCACAGATCATCAGCCGACGCCAGCGTGTCGCCCTCGGACGTGGCCATCGCCTCGAACTCGTCCGTCGCCTTCAGACGGTTGCCGACGCCGAGCCGTTCGCCGTGTTTGAGCCGCTGGATGTTATGCAACGCGAAGGACACGCCCGTGCCGCCGGTCGGATGATCCCAGGCGTAGGCCTCGACCGTCGCCCGGGCGAAGCAACCCGAGTAGAAGTCGACCGGATCGATGATGTCCTTCACCCTTTCATCCACGATGCCCGGAGGACCATCCTTCAGGCGGCGTGAACACTGGATATAGATTGCACCAGCTTCACACCCAGCGTGAATGTCACCATTTTTATCAACAAGCAGGGCCTGATCCCGGAACGGTGTCTTGAGCCTCTTGCTCGCGACAAGCTTCTTTACCTTTTCAGCGCCAAACTTCTCCTCGAGCGCGCGCTGCGCCGCGTTCCTCAGCGGCCCGATGTCAGTGTCCTTGCTGAACAGCATCACCAGCGAGTAATGTGGATCGCCCTTGTCGTCGCCAGGCACACGCCTGGGCTGAAAAACCGAGGCGAATGAGGCGCGGAACTGTGGTGTCCTTACTTTGATACCCATTTTACCATTTCCTTCTCCACATGTTCTTCAGACTTTTACTACGCGGCGCTGAAGTCCTCCGCAGCCGTAGCGCGCGGCGATGCCGCCGGGCGCTTGTCGGATTCACGAACCAGCGTCAGGCCGCTTGACTCAGCGACCGTGAGACCGGCGATCTTTTCCTTGCCGTCCTTGCCGAGGGATCGTTCAATGCGCGCTGGTGAGAGCAGCGCGCGCGGCTCGTAGAGCTCGTCGGTCGGCAGCATCCGTTCGAGCGCGGCAACCGCCTCCTGCTCGCTGCGCCACTTGCGCGTGGCGCGCTTTTCCGCGAGCTTCCAGCCCGTCGGAACCCGACCGGCAATCGCCTCGCGGTAGGCGAACTCGCGCGTCGCCCGGATCCATGTCTCCATAAGCTGAATGCTGTCAAGCGCACTCACGAGTTCCGCCGGGTCGTAGGGCAGGCCCGGGGCGAAGTCGGCCCGCGCCCGGTCGAGCGTCGCCGCGCGCAGGGCGGGGCAAATGGGCTTGGCAGGACACCACTGGCAATGATCACCGGGCAGCAGCGGCGCGTCCGCAGCACGAGTTGCCGCGATGGCGTCCAACAGCCGATCTTCGAATTCCAGGAAGTCGACGCCGTGAAACGTCCACCGCCGCACCGGGCCGTCAGGGTGTGGGCAGCGCGGCTGCACGATCATCAGCGTGACTGACGATATGCCGCGATTTCGCAGGTGCTTCGCTTTCATAAGGCCATAGATAAGAGCTTGAGGGTTGCTCTCGACCTCGACCGGCACGCCCCTGCCGTGTTTGTAGTCTGCGACAAGCAGCTCGCCGGTCGACGGGCGGTAGCGGACGAAGTCCGCCGTGCCCCATAGGTCGTCGCTGTAGTAAAGGCGCTGCTCGACCTCCCAGTCGTCGTCCTGCTGGATCTCCGCGCGACAGGCCTCAACGTAGACCATCACCGCGTCGAGCATCTCCTGCGTGACGGCGTTGCCTTTCGGGCCGACGAGCTGACTAAAGTCCAACTTCGGCGCCGGCGCCATCGGCGACCGACTGCCCGCGAACTCGCCGGCCACAATGCCATGCGCTAACCAGTGGGCATCCGTGCCCTCGTCGGCATAAACAGACGACTCGTCCCTGACCGTCGCCGCGAGGCGCGGCTGGCCAGCGCAGGCCATCCAGATTTTCGACGCCGATGGCGACAACCGCGCGTGCTGGTTCATGCGTCCCTCCGTATCTTCTTCGCTGCGGGACCGTAAATCACCAACCGCAGGGCGGTGCGATGATCGCGCAGTCGTGCGATCTTCGCGCTGTCCGCGTCATGTTTCACGGCCTCCTCGACAGCGAGAAAAATCTCTACATCTGCGAGGCGTTGGTGCAACTCGGACGCTTTCATCACGCCATCTCCCGCCGCAGGCGCGCGACCAACGCACTATACTTCTCTTGAGATACCTCGCTCATGCGGCCCTTGCCGGTCGCCTCGATGATGGCGACGCGCAGCGCGTCGATTCCAAATTTCGAGTTGAAGGTATTCATCACTTCCCTCACCTCGACCTCGGTCCATTCTTTGTCGTCGACCTCGGCCTCCACGGGCTCGGGCGTCATGGCGGAATCCTGCGGTATAGGTATAACCGGCGCCGGCTCGGGCGTCGCATCCATCTCCTGCGTCACCGCAGGACGCTTGGGCGGGCGACCGCGGCGCTTTGGCGCGCTGGCCGCCGGCGCGCCCGTCGCGCCGCTCTGGCTGGCAGCCGCCACGGCCGCAACGTGAGGCGTGAAGAAAGCTAACATTTCGTCCGCGTGGGCGAAGGTCAGGGTGACTGTGATCACGAGAGCCTCCTCGGCTGTTAAAACGGTACGCTATCGGAGGGTGGAGAAAAACGCAACAGAATTCAGCGGGGTCGATACAAGTCCATCACGTCATAGAGCATCACCTCGCTGGCTCGCTGGTCCAGCGTATCCTTCAGGCAGAGGAAATCGACGTAGACCCTCTTAAACGAGGTATCGCGCAGCGTCAGGTCGATCGCCTGCTTCACCATCCGCGCGTCGAACGGATAATCGAAAAACAGCACCTCGAACGTCCTGGTGAATCGACAGTCGAACAGGTTGACCGAGGTCAGCAGGTCGTAGTGCGCCACCGACATCCGGCACTTATATGACTGGTTCCAGCGCGACATGTGCGAGCGGAACTTCTGCGATTTCTGCCCGGCAAAGAACGCCACGGGCTTCCACTCGGCCAGCGCTTCTTTCCACCAGCGAATCAGCGGCGTCTTAGTGTGCCAGGTGATCGGGCGGATGAGCCGGCCCTTAAACATCTCGCGGCGGACGTGGTCGATCGCGCTCTCGATCTTCGCGTAGCCAAACGTAGAATGGAAACCGGAAGTAGGGTCGATCATCGGGAGCTCACCGCTGTCGACGAACTCCGCGATGCGCCGCGCGTGCGTCGTGCGCTCCCATGTGGCGATGCGCTCAAGGTACTCGGGCAGAGCGGACGGAATCGGGACGAGCGGAACGGTGCGGCAGACCAGCTTGCGCGGCTCAGGCAAGGATGTCGGGCGGTCGGTCGTCACGCGCTCTCGCTTCCTGTTCCGCTCGCTTGAGGACGTAGGCCGACACGGCGGCCACCGCCAGGGTGGTGAGTCCGACGCGCGTCAGAGCGCGCACCTTGACGTCCGGGTTCTGCTGCACCAGCGAGCGAAGGATGGTTGCCATGGCTTCAACCACGGCCTCCGTCTGCTCGCGCTGAAACAAATCCTCAGTCGTCAGCGCGGTCGATCGAGGCGATCTCTGCTGCCACGGCCGCATAGCCTGCGATGTCGACGTAGTTATCCTCGTTGTGCGCGCCGCCGCTCTGCGTGCGCGCCACCTTCAATAAAGCCAGCATCAACGCCACGTCAGTCGGATCGAGCACGATCGCGGTGCCGGCGTTCGCCAGATAGGCGTTCCAAAGAGAACAAATGCGAGAGTGGTTGATGTACTTCTCACCGTGCGTGCGTGCGCGCTCGCCGGTGATGAGTTCGAGAGCTTGGCGAAGAGTGTCACCCGCTAGCATACAGACTCTCCTATGAACTGGTACTAGAGAACGCTGCCCCGTAATACGCGATGAGAGCCGCCTCGGCACGGCCGTCGTGCTTCACCAGCGGCCACAATCGCGAAAAGGCCGGCATCAGCTGAGAGGCTCGAGCTCTCGCGCCGTCCTTCGCCGCCGGCACCAACAGCGCAGCCTTCCAGCGGTGCGGTCTAACCGTCGTAAACGGAACACGCAAGGCAGCCAGCACGCCCAGCACAACACCGTAAGATTGGCCGAAAGAAAAACAGGATGTCACGCCTTGATGCGGCATGGCGCCTACGCGCTCGACAAAAGCATGCTGAATATGAGGACGGGTATCATCGAGACATGACACCAGCGCCGCCTCGTCAACGATGCGCTTCGACTTAGTGCCCGCGGCGATCGATGGCATGTCGATGATATCGAGATGACCAGCGGTCACATCAAAGAACGCGAGCGCGCCGTGGACGCCGGGATCAACGCCGAGAATCACGGCAGCCAGTCCTCGGCCCTAAGTTCCACGCCGGCCGTCTCCGCTGCGACCTGGATCATGGCCACGCACGCGCTCGGAATGATCCCGTTCGTCCCACCGCGATCCTTGGGGTAGGTCCACTTGTAGATGCGAGACGGCTCCATGCCGGTGACGTAGGCCAGGCGACGGACGCCGCCGAATCGGGCGATAATGCGGCCTGCTTGCCTATGCATACACAACATATTGAGGAAAATGCACCAGGGTGTCAACAGGTTGTGCTACGCGCACGACAGGCAGCGGCCAAAAAAAAAGATGACAGTCCCCTTGCATCCTTCTCGTCG